GGCTAACTTCTCCCCTAAATAGGGGTTCGACACGAGGGTCGGCCTATATGTGCAAAGCCTATAATATACATTCAAAGTTCACGGTAGACGACTATATGCACACTACGGTATCCATATACACATACCTATTTTTATTAACATAGACGGATAGGTCCATCCAGAGGGACGCTCTTATGCGAGCCCGAACAATTCTTTGACGAAGGCTTCCTCTTCGTCGTTAACCGCATGGTAAATAAATCGCACACCTGCGATAAGGAACTGGCAACACAAAAATTGATATGCCCAATCCCAAAACAACCAGCGGAATCCACCAAAATTTATCAAATTAAATACAATAATAGGGTGGTACCAACGCCAAGTGGGAATATTGATTTGAATACGCCTTTTCTGTAACAGGTAATTAATATATAACACCAGTGGAAAACCAAATAACAAATATTGCTCACCTGGAAAGAATCCTGTACTCCCATTGCAATGTTGGTCAAATGATAGCACATAATACTCCTCTCCGCAATACGCAGCGACTGCCGTAATCAATACTTGTGAATGTGCCCATTGCCGTTGCACTGTGTGTAACAACCACATAGTTGCAACAGCCATGATTATCTCAATATGGTTAGAGAACATAAACCTCATAGGTAATTCTTCCTGCCACATCAAGAGAATTTGCATCAATTCACTCATATCCGCCAGTTCCAGTGATTCTGTAAGTTCACTGAAATCACGCAAAACATCACGTACTATGATTGCTGGTAAACGTTCCTCGTTTTCTTGGGGACCCGAAGCTGCAATAATAGACTCCAAAATCTCCATAACATCATCAATCTCGTTCATTAACATAGCTTGTCGCAGGGATACATATATTCCCATATCACCAACGGAATCATCATCCAATGAAATAACTGTATGCAAAGGGGGGACGGTAGACTCATCATCCGAAATATTTCCAGGGTCATCCAAATACAAAGGAGGGGGATATTCACCGGATTGTTTGGTGTACATTTGCTCATTCTCAACTATGCATTCTTCTGGTTCGATGCCTCTGATATAACGATCTTGCCAATGTTCAACCCGGTCAAAATACGTTTGGTCCAATAATGTACACATATGAGAGATGCCTGCAAGTTGAGCTATTTCTTTCATTTGAGCTCGTCGGAATTCATACTTTTCTTCACCATGGTTAAACCACTCTCGCAAAGCTCCATCAATGTTATCAGCAGCCAACTTCTCCTTAGTATTAGCTTTTGACTTCAAATTAGAGTGTAAACTCTTAAAGATAGAATCCTCATCAAGTGCTCCCATAATGTGTCCAGTATGTTCACAATACACATTCTTGCGCTTTAGGAAATCAGCATCAGTATCCTTCATATATGCGGTCGGTATAGACTCCTTATCGGGCATAGTGAATACCATATCATGTTTAGCAAAAAAGTCTGCACAATACAAATGATTAAAGTCATCGTTACCACTCTTGACAGAACCTTTAACATCATCACCATAAGTCATAAGAGCACAAACATCCCGGAACTTAATCTTACTATCAGCTCCTCGCAAATTATAAAAAGCACTCCTGAATAAGAGAGAATTGACAACAGAATTGATGTAAACGGTAAGGTTCTGTCCTGATGGATTGGATCCAATGTGTTGAATTAAATCACCGTTATATGCCATCACTGGATAGCAAATGTCGGTCGCAATTCCAGTCATGATAGTGATGTCTCGATCGGAATATCCACAAATACGCGCAATATCAATAAGAATGCGGAATGCAGCAAACATCACCTGTGCTGGCATTCGTAGATCATACTTAGAATAATCTCCGGCCAAAATGCGATCCTCGCCATATTTCTTCATATGCTCCGATAAGTGTGACCAGTCAGGACCCTGACAATTCACACCAACAGCACATTCAGAGAGGGCTGGAAATAATGATAATATTCTAGCTATGGGTAGGAAATATTTTCTGGTCATCATTTGCAATACAATTGGCGCTGCTTGAAAAACACGCACTTTATCCTTACTCTTCTTAGTTGGTTCATCCTTCAAACAAGCTTTAAAAGCCGGGTAGTACCTTTCTCCATTCAAATAGGCTTCTTCGGCTTTTTCAAACTCGTGCCAAAACATATCATCCAGTTCAGCAGGACAATTAAATTCCTGAAAAATTTCTGGATCCAAATACGTTAAATATGCGCGTTTAGGACCTGATAAAGGATAACCGACTGAAGTGTTTGGTGGCATCTTATCAACAAATTTCTTTCCATCAATTCCACATACTGTTTCCATTCGAGTAAGGGGTCGTGTATTTACACGCAATGCATGATAATCTTTTAACAATTTCTCAAACGGTTCCAAATAATCCTCGCATGCACGGAATAGTAAATTACCTTCTAAACCATGAGAAGGTTGACAAGAATGTTGTAAAGACGCATGCCAGGGATCACCCTTGCGGAACTTGGGAGCACCCCATTTATTGGCAATACCACAAACGGTCTCAACATGTTTGGAAATGCATGATGTCACCACATCCGAATAATAAGATACTCTTCCTAAACACGTTCCAAAGACTTCAATATTTGGGCAAATACCATCCAAAATGGGGAGCCGGCGCAATGGCGACTTTTCATGTATTTCAGTGGATGTCATGAATTGAACACCATACTTTTCTGTTTCCAAAGTTCCTGCACTTGCTGAAATTAATACAGAAGGAATTGATGCCAAGTCGGCCATAGCTGTATCAATTTGATGGCGTAGAATAGTGCCGCCGCAACCTTTGGGAGATCCCTCAATTCCACCTAAATGAAAAGCAGCTATATAAGGCGATTTACTCTCACTCACCAAAGGGGCCATACACATTCCAACAATCGTGTTAAAATTCAACGTGTAATAACCACCTGGGAAACTCATATGACCATTAGTTGCTTGACAATGTTTGATGGCTGTAGAAGATGTTTTCACTATACCGCGATCATCTTTCCAAATAAATTCAGCAGCATTATTCTTATCTACAGGCATCACCTGAGGGAAAAAATCACGCAGATCTCTCCAGGAGCCCCCATTCGCAATCCATACAAGAGAAGCATCCATTCCTGGAATGTCAACCGAGTGCTTGCGTGAGACATAACTTTTAAAATTGCCACCAATAGTAGTACGATCGTGTCGCGTAAAATCACATAACATTTCATCAGCTATCCAGGCATGATGAGGAATCAACATCACATTAGAGCACACGAAGAACGCATCAGTTCCATAAAACTTTCCGTTATTCATAGTGCTCATAAATGTAAGATTACCTCGTACCATATTCTTCAAATCACTACTTGTTGTAGTCTTACTACGATGAGAAACTGGTACGGGAGTGACATGCAAATTAGCCCAATTCATTTCCTCCTTGATCTTTTCAGTGATATCATTGCGATCGCGCTCATCAATCTCGCGTTGGGTTGGGTGCATCATTCCTTGTGCACCAAATACCATCTTGGCTGCCCGATAACTTCGGCACATCATATATGCCGTAGCTAACAAAGCACTTCCAGCAAGAATGTATTTAATCTTTGTTGACATCTCAATTCGATGTAATCGCTCGCCGACAGTCGTATCACGGGTAGATTGAATAAGCAAATTGTACTCAACCAACCATAAGTATGAACGGGAAGCGCAATAAATGAAAATGACATATACCACCGAAATCAACGAACGTGGTAAACAAGCTCCCACCAACATGGTAAAAGATACCGCCAAAACCACTCCTAAATACTGCACATAACGCGGAAAGTATCCATACCAATAAGCAAAGAATATGCGAATACACCTGTTCTCAAAAAATCGTGAAGGAGTCCAATTAGCGATACATGTTAGAACTGGATTCGAAAAACCTTCTAAACGATCAAAAACATTGTCCCAAGAGTAATCTAAGGAAAAAGAATTAACATATTCCCGCGCTTTCATACAAATATACTCTCCAGCTTGCTTAGTGTGACGCTTAGGTTTCTTTAGATCTTCCTCAAACCGCATCTCTGCTAATTGCGCAGCAGTAGGTGCATCCCACGTTGTGTTCTTATTGCGACCAAAATGGACCGCAGAACGTTTTGCAGGAGTATAAGGTGAATCAATGTACTTAACCACGTGTTCAGTATCATCACACATACATATTGACGTGTGAGAGTGACATCCTTCACAAAAGGCTAGTTTCTTTGACAAATTACTATTACCCTTGACAATACGTTTCTGCTCGGCAAAATGTTGTTTAGAATCAGAATTGACAAATTTCATAACTGTATAAATATCAACGCCGTTCATTTCAATCCCATTCCAAACCAATGTTTTCCAACCAATATCATCTGGCTTACCCTTAGTAGAACTAGGAATAGGGTAGGCTTTTTCAACATGGAAATTCCACAAATCGGGCACATCAGGGATATCATCCTTGCCATAAAATTCTTCAACAAGTCGAGTACACAACATGTTATTCTCCGCAAATTGTGGTTTGACTGTTGCAGTCAATATGATATTGGCTCTTCGTGCTATCGAGACGGGTTCGTTAGAATAAGTATGAGCACAAAAATCTTTGACGTTAGTCGTGCATACTACAACTTTCGGCTGTATAGAAACCTTTCCTTTCAGCTCCGCCTCAGCCATATTAGCATACATCTTAACATTATTAACAAGTTCCAAAATTCTGACTGTTGGGGCTGTTTCCACAAAATCGGCTTTTGTATTACCGACATCGTCCAAGAATACCCCATTAATAGAGGACTTATAGTTAGACATATACTTGTCATGTTCGTTTAAGACTATCATTGATTCATCGTCAGCTCGAAAGCCATTGTAGACTAAGCTTCCTACCATCAAAATAGGTCCAATTGTAGACTTACCAACACTTGATTTTCCATAGATCCCAATACAATAGGGTTTCTCTCTAATTCCGCCAGATTGACGGTATTGTTGGAAAGTGCTGTGCAAGTCTTGTAGTTTTGTGAGTCTATCTTGCAATTGCTTCTTGATAAGACTACTTTTCACTGTCCGATAAAGGCGCTTGCCTAAATCAATTGTATCAGCATAAAGTTTCTCCAAATCATTCTCATCAATCGATAGCATTGCAAGATTGCCAGGTCTGGCATAATCAGCATATTTTCGACATTTCAAATAATCTTCATCAAATCTACGCATCTCATGCTCTCCATATAATAACGGTTTGATAGATCCTGTACGAAAGCTTTCATAACCTCCTTCCACAAAATATGTAACCGTAGCTAGACTAGCATCAGCTAAATCAAAGGCGCTCACATGTTTAGGAACCGAGAGTTCAGAAAACAACTGCAGACCAGCGACATCGGTATTCATTGATGTGGCGCTAATTAGTCCTGCTCCAATCAATAGGGATATCAATTTTGAAATCTTCTCAAAACCTTCATTATTAACGGCTAGCTTCCAATTACTATTCAAAAGTCGTAAGGTTTGTAACCATCCGACTTCTTCATCTTCTTCATCTGTAGGATCATTCTCCTTTTCTTCCTCCTTCTCACCCGCCTGAATTTTGTACAATTCAATATGGTCAATCGAAAAGATATCTTGAATGCATTGAATCACAACGGTGCTAAGTGAGGTATCAAAATGAGACTTCACAAAAGACAAAATGGCTGCCAAAACACCACGCCACGTCTTACTATCCTGTACTGAAACTAACAACAAAAGTAAAGCTTCCACTTCTTTCTTGATGAATTCTTCATTACCTAGAACAGCATTTGTAACTTCGCGCTTGACAAAATTGGTTGCTAATCCGGTTAGCCCTTGAGGTTGGTATTTCTTCCGACCTCTCCCTTTCTTTCCTTTGCGTGAGAGTTTCAACTGACGTTTCTCCTCACGCTTACGAAAATGACGTAACTTTCGGGCTTCTCTTGCGATAGCTGCAGATTCTTCAATGCACATATGGCGATAACCAATAACCAATGTCCACAAATAAGCACATAAAATCTGAATATCATATCGTAAAAGAAATAAGCGTACATCATCCCAATCATCATTATACCAATGCAAAGCTGCCATCAAAACAATAGGTGGTGCGAAACTGGTACAAAGATAATCGGTGAAAGAAATAATAGTGTTGCGCACAAAATAACAAGTAATCATGCAACAACTTCTCACAATCCTCATTACTTCACAAATTAATGCAAGCAAGAAGAAGGGAGTGCGGTACGTGGCGAGTACCAATGCCATGAAAGAGTCCTTAAAGCGGTTTCCCTCCGCGGTAAAAAATGTCATGGCTGACAAAGGCTCCATGCACGTGTCAATAGTACACAGAGGATCTAGCTCCAACCTGGAGCCATCCAGGGATCTGAGAGTCTTAATATTTTAATTGCAGACTTCTCTATGCAATTTTCTCAATCAATAGTGTTCATTGAATCATTTCAATACACTGTGAATACACTAACTAAGGTGTC